CTTCTCTATCATATCCCTTGTACTTTTGAGGGTCATTAGAATACCCTTTTTGGTTAGGCTGTTGAATAAGACTACCTTCACCGCAAAAATGGTTTACGCATATATTCGTGTGTCGACAGACAAACAGACTGTCGAGAACCAAAGGTTCGAAGTCCAGAAATTTGCAACGGAAAAAGGACTTGTAATAGATAAATGGGTGTCCGAGAAGGTTTCCGGTACCAAAATTGCTAACGATAGGAAATTAGGTCCGCTTCTCAAGAGGATGAAGAAAGGCGACACTCTAATCATAACAGAAATCAGCCGATTAGGAAGAAACCTGATGGGTATTATGTCAATGCTTCACCTCTGTATGATTAAGGAGACTTGCGTTCTTACTGTCAAGGAACGTTACGAATTAGGTAATAACATCAACAGTAAGGCATTGGCATTCGCTTTCGGTTTATCCGCTGAAATTGAACGTGATCTTATCAGTCAGCGAACCAAGGAGGCCCTTGCTTACAGAAAAGCTGCAGGAATACGACTTGGTCGAAAAAAGGGGGATAAAAACACGCATTACAAGCTGACTGGAAAGGAAAATCTTATCCGAACTATGCTTGACTATGGTTATAGTAAAGCCGCTATTTGCCGGAAGTTGAAGTGCAATCCTAAAACATTGGATGACCATTTGCGGAGAATGCATGTCCTACATAAAAATTAAGTCATACATTACTTTTGCCTCTGTTTTTAAATTCATAGTTATGGCAAAAGCAGAAATCTTATTCAAGGTCATCCGCAAATGGGAAGGCGGATGGAGTGACCACAAAAATGACAAAGGTGGCAAAACCAATATGGGGATAACCTTGTCTACGTGGAAATCATGTGGTTATGACAAGGATGGTGACGGAGACATTGATGCGGATGATTTACGCATGATTACTCCGGATGACGTTTTTCATGTTTTCAAGAAGTATTATTGGGACCGTTACCAAGCGGACTTCATACACAACCAGTCCATTGCGAACATCTGTGTGGATTGGGTGTGGGCCTCCGGACGTCCCGGTATCACAAGGGTACAACAACTACTGCAAATCAATGTAGACGGCATCGTAGGTCCTCAGACGGTTGCAAGTATCAATCTGGCCAACCAACGGCAGCTGTTCGAAGCTATCAAGACAGACAGAATCCGGTTTATTGAAGAAATCTGTAAAAGGGACCCGTCGCAGCTTGTATTCCGGAAAGGATGGCTGAACCGGGTCAATGATTTCAAGTTCTCTGTCCGCTGAATTCTTGTCCTTTTTTCCACTCTTTTCAGCCTTTAGTTTTGTGTCCGGAACTAAAGGCTTTTTTATGGCAATAACTGAAGAAAAGAGTTTAATGACCTCCGAGAAATTCAATCGAGGAGTTGAGAACTGGACGTGGAAAGTCAGGAATACCTCCGTAAATATTCTACAACGGACACACGCAACCGGCAGATTGCGTAGGGAACTGCAATCCCGTTGGCTGAAAGACCGTGAAGGTGGACCGGCTTATGTCGGTCTGGGTTTCCGCTTTGCCCGGTATGGTGCGTACCGGGAGTATGGCGCCGGGCGTGGATATATCGTCAAGAACGGAATTATAATGAAGGGACATTCGGCATGGAGCGATAAGAAGAAACGTCAGGAACTGCGTTCTTTACGTGTTTCTGAATATCGTATCCGGCGCATGCGTACCGTTGATGAACACTATGCCGTTATCCGGCGAAGTCCCCTACCCTGGTTAGACCCTCCCATTGTGGATAACATCGAATCACTGGCTGATTTATCCGGAGAGTATTACGGTGACCAGGCACTCAAGAATGTGCTTCAGAAGTTTGATAAAATAACAATTGAAAAACGTTATGGCAAAAAGTGACAAGACTGTCAAAAGAGGTGTCTACTTGTACATCGATGGCAAGGAAATTAAGAATGACATCAATTCCATTGATTTGGAGATGAAACGCCTACAGCGTGACATTAAGGAAATGACACGCGGCTCTGAGGAATACAACCGCACCATGGCGAAGATACAGCATCTTCAGGGGATTTTAAAACAGCATCGCCAGGAGATAAAAGGCATCACCACCGAAACCAAGAAAGCGACTGTCAGTATTGGCAGTATGGTGGACTGGTTCAACCGTTTCGGTGGAGTTATCTTGTCCGTAATAGGTTTCCTTACCGGTTTTACCCTTGCCTTGCGCGCCATCAGAGACGAACGCAACAAGTTGGAGGAGTCCCAGGCCGGGCTGAAAGCCTTGACCGGACTTGATGATGACAGCATTGCCTGGTTGACCGGGCAGGCCAAGACGCTTTCCACCACCATGACAAAAGAGGGCTTGCGTGTCCGCCAGTCGGCAGCCGAAATCCTGGATGCGTTCATGCTGGTCGGTTCGGCCAAACCGGAACTGCTGGGAGACAAGGAGGCGCTCAAGGCTGTTACGGAGGAAGCCATGCGATTGCAGGCGGCAGCCAAAGACATCACCCTGAACGAAGCGGTTGATTCACTTACTTTATCACTCAACCAATATGGGGCAGCGGCAGACCAGGCTGGACGGTTTACCAATGTATTGGCTGCCGGCTCCCAGGCAGGTTCCGCCAATATCGCAAGCCAGGCAAAGGCTATCCGGAATGCAGGTACCGCAGCGGCTTCGGCCAATGTTCCCATTGAACAGACGGTCGCATTGATTGAAACGCTTGCCTATCGGGGTATAAAGGATGAAGTGGCCGGAACGGGATTGAAGAAATTCTTTCTGGTTCTTCAGACTGGGGCAGACGAAACCAACCCCAAAATCGTCGGGTTGGATAAGGCACTGGAGAATCTGAAGAACAAGAATATGGACGCAGGCGCCATCAAAAAAATGTTCGGGGAGGAAGGCTACAATACCGCATCCGTAA